GAAGTAGTAGATTATAGCAAAGCATGGTAACAAAATACACTACTCATGACATTGGCGGCGAAGTTGTCAAAGACAACGAAACCTATTTGTTAAAGGACAACCGCACACTCAACAATCTAGTGTTGAGCTCTACACTATTGTACCGTGGACAACAAACACGTGGTCATAGGCACGAAGGGCAAGAGGAAGTTTATTTCTTTGTGCAAGGTTGGGGAGAAATGATTGTGGGCGAAGAAGATAGCGCACCGTTTCCAGTGCGCTCAGGAGATGTAGTGTTGATTCCTGACGGAGCATTCCACAGAGTGATTAACACTGGTGACCAGCACATGTTGTTTAATTGTGTATTTCAAGGAACAAGGAATCATTAATGGGACAATTAAAACCCGGAGCAACATACGTATATGAACGGAATGAAGGCATAGTATATGCTCGAGAGCAAGGTGCCAAACCCGAAGATAGATTTGTAGTGGGGTATGAATACGGTGCTGACTATGACCCTACTCGGACAGAGCGAGCACAAAAAAGCATCATGATGCGCGAAGCACAGTTATGGTTTGACATACGTGAGGCAGCCAAGTATAATGTCACATTGCAAGATGCAGTGGACCAAATGATAGAAGTGTATGAATTAGTCAGAGATTATGAGCGACAAACTTAACATCAAAAACGAAATGCGAGAATTGGATCGCAAAAATCGTGGCTTCTATGATGAACTCACAGACGAGGAACGTAAAAAGTTCAGTTTGTTCTTGATGATTCGTTGGGGGTCGGCTGTGACTGATACTCGTGAAATGCAAGAGTACTATGTGCAGAGTTGCAATCACTATCTTAACAAACATTTTTTCAACATCAACCGACATCCTAAATTACAGTGGTTATGTGCTACAGCAGTGAGTCCAGGCTTGGGAACACCAAACCATCCTTGGATCGCGCCCAAGAAAAAAGAAAGCGGCGCATCGGCACGTCGCAAGCAACTACAAGCCATATTTCCCACATACAAAGATGATGAAATTGATGTAATGATGCAAATTGTGTCAGACAAAGAAATCAAAGAATATCAAAAGCAAGCAGGTCAAGATGTCAAATGACATATCGTTGTCAATACTGTAAAAGAGATTTTCAAAAAGAAACTACGTTAAGTGTTCATGTTTGCGAGCAAAAGCGCCGCAGACAAGAACAAAATGATCGCGGAGTTCAGCTGGGCTTCCAGGCCTATATCCGTTTCTTTGAAATGACACAAGGATCGGCCAAACTAAAAACCTATGATGATTTTTGTGAGAGCCCATACTACCGGGCTTTTGCGAAGTTTGGACACTATTGTTACAACGTCAAGGTCATAAACCCCAAACAGTTTTTAGAATGGCTGTTGAAGAACAATAAAAAAATTGATCGTTGGGCGTCAGATCAACTCTATACAGAATACTTGCTACAATATTTGTTGATTGAAAACGTCAATGACGCCTTAACACGTGCCATAGAGTTTGGTATTGACTGGGCAGAAAAACATCAAGCAAATCCCAATGATTGTTTGCGTTATGGCAACAGCAATGCCATGTGTTATGCTATCACAACTGGGCGACTGAGTTCTTGGGTGGTGTATAATTGTGAGTCTGGACAAAGATTTCTAGCAGATTTAGATCAAGGACAGATTGCCATGATCTGGCCATACATTGACAGCGATCGGTGGATGAAAAAGTTTTCGGATTATCCAGCCGACCAAGAGTGGGTAAAAGAAATGCTTACCAAAGCAGGATGGTAATGAAGATATTGATCAAAACACTGTCAGAATCATTGGGACAGCAATTAATTGATTGTTGGCATGCATATCGGCAACACCTTAACCAGTATGACAGTGATGTGACGTATTTTTTTAAAAATGCATCTGACAGAATTGTGCCAGGTGAACAGTATGATGTAAAAATACTATATGACTATATGGCAAACAACATTACTGAAAGCATGATAAAAAACTATGATATGGTGCTAATCTGTAATGGTTGTGAACCTATTTCGGTTGCAAACCCAAAAATAAAAAACTTGCTGAAATACGATAATGTTTATTTGATTTCCAACAGCTACTTATCAGGGCACGAGATTGAAAACAAGGTGGTTTGGTTTCCGCCTAACTTTACAATGTGCAGGGACTATTGGACTAGACATTTTTATCCGCAATTTTATGATGCAGTAGAGTTTGAAAAATTGCCGCGCACTAAGACACTAGCAGTAATGACTGGTGCTAATAGAAGCAATCGAGCATATTTTTTTAATCTGTTGCAACAAGCTATTCCTAGTTTGATTAATCATTCAACCCTGAATCAACAAATACAAAAGTTATTAGATGCACAGTGGGAAACCGATGAAGATCAACAATATCGTGAGTATGTTAACAGGTTATGTAGAGATGATAAACGCTATACTAACAGTAGAGGCAAAGCACTTGACAACTACTATGATCAATCAGTGTACATTGGTATAGATAACAAGTTTGGATCTATACCTCCTGGCTACTTTTTGTTACCACTGTATTACGAATATTATTGTGTGGTGTTTCCTGAATCTTCATGGCAAAACAATGACTTGGCAGTAACTGAAAAAAGCATAAAGTGTTTTTACGCAGGCTCCCTGCCGTTTCCAGTAGGTGGTGCTAATATTAATCGCATGTATAATGAACTGGGATTTTACACTGCATGGAACTTGTTACCCAATGAGTTACAGCAATATGATAGTATTTTGGATCATGTGCAAAGAGCGCAAGCTTGTGTCACCGCCATTGAATGGTTAAGCAACAACCCAATGGTGTTTAAAACCAAACAGTTTACAGAGTACACACATCAAAACAAAATAAACTTTTTAACTTGCAGAGCCGATGCTCTTGCAGTAAAAAGATTTGACAAATTGGTAACCAGCTATGTCGAGTAATTTGCAGTGGAACAAACGAGCTGATCAAGAGTGGGTGAAAGAAATGTTAAACAAGGCAGTCCGGTGATGTTTGAAATTTTAGCACTATTGACTCTGTTACAAATCAAACACTGGTATGTTGATTTTGTAATACAGACACCAGAAGAAATAGCCACCAAAGGTACGTATGGTGCTTGGCCGGGAATATGGCACAGCGTCAAGCACGGTATCGGTACTTTGGTCGTAATGCTGATAGTGTTTTCTTCCAGCTTCTTTGTGATAGCAGTGCTGTTAGGTATATTGGATGGTGTTGTACACTATCATATTGATTGGGCCAAAATGAATTGGGGAGAACAGGACATGAGCACTCCCAGATTTTGGCATCATCTCGGTGCCGATCAAATGGCTCATCAATTGACTTATGTCGCAATTTTATCTATAATGTTACTATGATCAAAGGAATTAATTCTAGCGGTAGGTATCTTTACGTGAATGGGGGATCACCAGGCGGCACCTACGTCAACAACTATGGTGGTTCTCAGGGTGTTGGCAATGTGAGATACAACACTACAACACAGCAGTTGGAAGTATTTGATGGCAACAATTGGATGCAACTCAACATGGGGTACGCCACAGTAGAACTCACTCCTGAAACTGAAGCACTGATGGAATGGGCTAGAAAAAAGCGTGATGAAGAACAGCGCATCGAAGAACTGGCCAAACAAAATGCCACGCTGAAGGATGCTGTGGATACGCTAAAACGAGCACAAGAACAAGTACACATCATCGCCAACTTGGTACAGACATGAGCGCAGATATTGACATTGATGTTCCGGATAGGGAATCTGTATTAAGACTAATACAGCATGTACCAGCACGTCAACTGCATGAGGGCAAAGTACGCAGGCACAATTCCGGTATCTACGTCACTGAAATTCCGCAAGATCCCATTAATCAATGTGCGGCCATGGATTATCAAGAAGCCGAACAGCGTGGGTATTTTAAAATTGACTTGTTGAACATGTCTGTGTATCAGTTGGTAAAAACACCAGAACATTATCAGGAGATGCTGGATGCTACACCACCATGGAGCAGATTGTGGACTGACAGTGCATGGGCACAGCAGTTGGTACACGTGGGCAACTATACAGATTTGTTGAAGAATATGAAGCCAGATTCAGTTCCAAGAATGGCAGCTTTTATTTCAATTATCCGCCCAGGCAAAGCACATTTGCAAAATCAGTCCTGGGATCAGGTATTTGCATCAGTCTGGGATGGGGACGACAGCAAAGGCTACACGTTTAAGAAAAGTCATGCTGTGAGTTATGCGGCGCTAGTGGCCCTGCACATGAATCTGCTTAATCAATCCGTCGAACCAGCGTAATTGATTTACGCTTGGTTTTTTTCCTACTAATGTCCATTAAACTGCACACGGGCCCGTGTATAATTTCTAGGTCTTTGTTGCTGAATGTACGTAGCGTAAAGCGAAACGGATCCCACTCACCGCGCAAGAATATGTTTATGGGTATGCTACGATTGCTTTCCCACCACCAAACGCTAGCCAGCTCTAAAAACTGTACTTTGCTGGCTTGATCTACCACAGCACCAAAGTCGTAGATGGTAGTAATGCTGTCGTCTCGATTCTGTATAACGCCCACATATTCTTGGTTGGCGTAGACGCACAACGTTATAAACGGGTATTTTTCAGCTAGTTTGTCAAACAATGTATTGCCCATAAATATTAGTAGAGGATTCCTATGTATTCAACCACTGCGTACTTATACCAACAAATCACCCGGGTACTTTTGATAGATACCAGTGGAGCCTATTTTATTGCGAGGTACGACCCTGTGTATGCTAAAACCCTAACTGTTAACAAAGGTGTGGATAACGTTCTGCTCTTTGAATTTATCAATCAAGACCAAAAGCCTGTTAATATCACGGGCTCGAGTTTTGTGTTCCGTTTGCTGAGCCAAGATGGCAGTGAATTACTGCTGGAAAAATCCATGGATATTCTGGCTGCCAGCGTAGGTCGTGTCAAGGTAGTGTTAAACAAAACTGACACTATCAATATCACAGCACAACCAGCTAGCTACAGCATCCAGCGCACTTCTGGCAGTTATGTTCAAGCAGTGTATGTTGATGACAATGCTGGTGCTAGGGCCAACTGTGACATCGTTGACAGCGTAATGCCAGATTTTGTGCCCAGTGCACCACTTACTGTACCGGACATTTATGGCAAAGCACAGAACTTCCAACCTGGTCCCACAGACTGGCCAGACTGGGCACTGACACCACAACCTCAAAACACCACGCAACTCACAGAATTCTATTCCAGCCATATTGATTCAAGTCAGCAAAATATCACTACAATCAAAATGGGCATGGATCACTACACTGGTACAGTAAAATTCCAAGCCGCAGACAACTATCAAAGTGTGTGGTATGATGTGACAGAAAACTACGATTTCTTTGATGAAACCGAGCCACAGTACTTCAACATTATTGGGTACTATCCTTTGATGCGGGCGGCATTCAATAACCAATTTGGATGGGGTGCTCAGGGCACACTCAATGTCACCGATGGCGTCGTCACCAGCATCACAGTTACAAATGGCGGATCAGGGTATTTGGCACCACCCAAAGTGCAAATTTTGGGCAACGGTGCTGGTGCTAGGGCCGAAGCTGTGTTGGCCAACGGTGTTGTTGTGTCTATCACAGTTTTGGATGGTGGATCAGGTTACACACCAATCCAATACCAAAGCACCAATTACGGCACTGCGCTGATCACGCCAGGTACTATTACCGATCTTCAATATCGTTGACTTTTGTTGAGCAATCTGTTAACATAAACAGATGCTTGACATCTTGACGTATCTTCCTGCAAAGCGCAAACAGACTCCCAGCGGTTGGATTAGTTTCAACGCTGTGTGCTGTCAGCACAATGGAAACACGCAGGATCGACGACAGCGTGGCGGACTAAAAACAAATGATTCGGGCTGGAGCTATCATTGTTTCAACTGCGGATACACTGCCAGTTTCCAATTAGGACGCACTGTTTCATTCAAGGCACGTAGACTGTTGGGGTGGATGGGTGTGCCCGATAACGAAATCGAGCATTTGAATCTAGAAAGCCTCAAGCACCGAAACATCCATGGCATTTTAAATGACAGACAACGATTGAACAATGCGTTGACTGCAATTGAATTTGAAGAACGAGATTTACCGCCATTTGCTGAATTGCTGGTGCCTGAGCAAAAGTATTATTGGGATTATGTGCGTGATCGCTGTGTGCCCGAAGACTTTCCCATGATGGTGCAGATTGAAAATGATGGTGTCCACTGGACACGCCCACATGTGGTGGTACCTTTCACATACGACAATAAAATTGTGGGCTGGACCTGTAGGTTCATGGACAATAAACAGCCCAAGTATATTTCAGACAGCCAGCCCGGTTATGTGTTTGGTGTAGATTTACAGCACACAGATTGGCAATATGTGATTGTAGTGGAAGGCATATTTGATGCACTCAGCATCAATGGTGTGGCTGTGATGCACAACACTGTGAGTGATGCACAAGCAAGATTGATACGCAGTTTAGATCGAACAATTATAGTGGTCCCAGATCAAGACTTGGCTGGACTAGAACTAATTGATCGTGCAGTGGAATTAGGTTGGGGTGTGAGCATACCAGACTGGCCCGAAGATGTCAAAGACATCAATGATGCTGTGACAAAGTTTGGTCGATTGTCAACGTTGTTAAGTATCATGCAATCTCGAGAACACAGTAAAATCAAAATTGAAATGCGTAAAAAATGGCTGACAAAGAAGTTAAAAAAATCTTGATATTTGCAATGCCCAGGACTGGTACCACGATTTTCCAGCAAATTATTGCCAACAGCCTGTATAAAGTTGCCAATTGGAATGAGCCGTTTAACATAAAAGATCATGTGGTAGTAAAAACAGAAAAAATAAAAACAGATCCGTATCAGTGGTTGACAACAGTCAATGACGGCGTGTTCAAATTACTGGCACAAAATCTTGACTTTATAAACATTGATAAACTACTAGAAATGGGCAATTTCGATTTGGTAGTTTTGCCGGAGAGAAAAGACTTGGTTGAATGTTGCCTGAGTTTGTATTGGTCTGCCGCTAACAATAAGTATCATTACCGCACAAGAAGTGAAACAGTATTGACAGATTTTGAAGCCGATTTGGGTTTTGTTCAGACCTGGTGTCGGCTGTATCACAGATATATTGAAGACAAAAATATTGTGATATCAAGTAAAATACCATATAATACAATTCAATATGAAGAATACATGCACGACGTACCGCAAACCATTGGTAGTCATCGGATTCAACGATTCTCCAATGTTGAAACATTTTCGTTTGTGCCTTCGAACTTGCCCTACCGGCGCATGTGTAGAAATGTAAATGCAGTAGAAGAAATTATCAACAAAGAGATATATGCTAAAAGATTACGGACTTGACGTACAGCGTTTGTTTTTAGAAATGATGTTGGAAGATGCACAGAGTTTTGTGCGAGTGTCCAACATTTATAATGCCAGTAACTTTGACAAAAATCTACGCCCGGCCGCTGAATTTATTCGAGAGCACAGCGACAAATTCAAAACCATGCCGGATCGTGTGCAGATTGAAGCAGCCACAGGCATAAAGTTACAGGCAGTTCCAGACTTAAACGAAGGCCACTTTGAGTGGTTCATGCAAGAGTTTGAAAGTTTTACCAAGCGTCAAGAACTGGAACGTGCAATTTTAAAAGCCGCTGACTTGCTGGAGAAAGGCGAATTTGATCCTGTGGAAAAGCTGATCAAAGATGCTGTGCAGATCAGCTTGACCAAGGACATGGGCACAGACTTTTGGATGGATCCTGAAGGCATGTTTGCCAAGTACTTTGATGCGGGCGGGCAAGTATCAACCGGCTGGCCACAAATGGACAAACTGTTGTACGGTGGATTCAGCCGCGGCGAGCTAAACATCTTTGCTGGTGGATCGGGTTCAGGTAAGTCACTGGTAATGATGAACATTGCATTGAATTGGGTACAACAAGGATTGAACGGTGTGTATATCACACTGGAACTCAGCGAAGAGCTCACTGGCTTGCGTACAGCGGCCATGCTTACGAACATGAGCACCAAAGACATCCGCAAGGACAAAGAAACAGCAGCCTTGAAAATCAAACTAGTGGGCAAAAAGGCCGGTAGCTATCAAGTCAAAGCATTGCCAGCACAAAGCAACATCAATGACATACGTGCTTATTTGAAAGAGTATCAGATCAAGAGTGGCCACAGAGTGGACTTCATGATGATTGACTACTTGGACTTGTTGATGCCAGTCAGCGCAAAAGTCAGTCCCAATGACTTGTTTGTCAAGGACAAGTATGTTTCAGAAGAACTGCGTAACTTGGCCAAAGAGCTGGGTATATTGATGGTAACAGCATCACAGTTGAATCGTAGTGCTGTCGAGGAGATTGAATTTGATCACAGCCATATTTCGGGTGGTATTTCAAAGATTAATACTGCGGACAACGTGTTTGGTATTTTTACTAGCCGTGCTATGCGTGAGCGTGGCAAGTATCAAATCCAGTGTATGAAGAGTCGTAGTAGTACAGGTGTGGGACAAAAGATTGACTTGGACTACAACATGGAAACCATGCGCATCACAGACTCAGGCGGGGATGGAGATAGCAACACAGGCTTTGTTAAAAAGCCCAGCATATTGGAATCAATTAAAACACAGAGTCGTGTTGTAGAATCGGCGCCCGATGAAGGCGCCGATGTTGGTAAAGTCACTGCTGATGTTCAAAGCGCCAAGCTCAAACAGCTACTTGGCAAAATCAAAACCAATTAAGCAATTGATCCCTTGATCACTGCAAACCGTAACACAATAGCTTCGCCTAGTGTGCCAGCAGTGATATTACGTACAGAAATCACAGCCGATCCTGTGTTGCACACTGCGTCTAAAACATAACACGACGCGGTAGCAACACCACCTACAATGTTCAATACCATAACATCATGACTGTTAATTGTACTATTGGTCAGGGTAAAACTCACTGTGGTGGCAGCACTCAAGTTGGTATTCTGCATAGTGATCTGCCCCGCGGGCTTGTTAAGTGTAACACCACTGGATTTGTTGCCGCTTTGAGCAACTGTGCCACCTGCACCAGCACCATAACCTATAGTGCCGCCATCAGTTAATGTTACTCCGCCTGTGCCACTCACAGTGACACTGCCGGCACTGACCAAACCAGCTGTGACCAAGTTACCACCAGTAATATTACCGGTCACAGTGGCCAATCCCGCTGTGCTGACGTTACCACCAGCAATATTTCCGGTTACATTCAACACACTTATTACGTTGCCTGACAGGCTCAACGTGGTGGAATTAACATTGGCCGCTACAACGTTTCCAGGAAATGTTGTGACGTTGGCAGTGACGTTGGCACTGAGTGTACGGTTAACAGCACCTATAGTGCTGGTATAAAATTGGATACTACTACCACCATTAGCTGTGGTATAATTTTCCAGTGCTACGAAATCAATGGTATTGGTAGCAATGTTGCCGGCAGCAAGCACATAGCCAACGTTGCCATAACCAGTGCCGCCGTAACGAGCTAGGATGTCGCCACTTTGTACAGCAGTGGGACTGGCCGCAGTGCCACGACCACGTCGTTGTACCATGAGTGGATAAGCAGTTGAGGCAGAGCCAAAACTGTCGTTGGTGATCCTACTGGCAACACCGTCGTTGCCTGTGATGTGTATCATGCCACCTTGATTGAGGATTGGCTGATAAGCCCCGCCTGCGGAACCTACTACGTTTAGCGCACCAGTGGTGTTGGCAGGAACGACAGGGGCATTGATAGTAACAAAACCATTGACATCGGCTTGGAATGCAATGTTACCCCCGCTGGTATAAGTTCTAAGATTACCGCCAACGTTTAAGTTGCCACTGATACCTGTGCCACCGGCCACTGTGAGCGCACCGGTAGTTTTGCTGGTACTGGCTGTGGTA